TCACAGGAGATTGTGATGATACCAATAACTCAATACACAGTAGACGACTACAACGTGACTGTCTTCCGGGGTCATGTGCGTGAGGATGGTCGTATCCTACACGGCATACGATCTGACGGGGTTCTAGAATGGCGTTTACCTAATGCCTTTAAGAACCACGAGAAGAACAGACGCAAACGTAACTCTGAGCGTCGTGCTAGGCGTAAGCGTTGGTTGGACAAATACAAGCTGCATAAGGGTTGCAGTGTCTGTGGCAAAAAAGATATGCATCCTTGGCTATTGCAGATGGATCACATTGACCCGTCCACTAAAAAGGCCAACGTCGGTGATCTTGCTACAGGTAGTCTAAAAAAACTCATGGCAGAGGTACGCAAATGTCGTATCGTTTGTTTTCCTTGCCACGTAAATCATACAACTAAACAGAACAAGATAGAGGAAGTGACATGAAGACCGTGACCGTTGAATTGAAGCATCAAGAACATGACATCCTCGCACAGAAGGTGGAGGATTACTTCAGAGGCTGGCATCCGTTTGCATATGGCACTAGACTTGTGCGACCAGCGTACTACGATGAAGAACAGCAGTGTTGGGTGGCTGCGATTACCCGACAGACATCTTGTGATTAAGGAGAAGATGATATGACAGAGAAAAACCTAGAAAACATGACACAGAAAGAAAGAATTGCGTATTGGGATAGAGTTCGTAAGGAGGAAGAACAAGATCGTGAAGATCGGATAAGGCAACTTACCGAAGAACAACGTGATGTCCTTGTAAAAATGCACAAAGAACTGAGTAGCGTTCTTTTAACTGCCTTGTACAATGATATGGGAGGCATTCGTTGTCTATCTGCGCTTGAACTTCAAGACTTGGAAGATACTATGAATAGGTTTCAGCGTCAGTTTAACTTGGAGGGAATTACTTAATGTTTGCAGAAGCACTTGTATGCTTGGCACTCAACGTGTACCATGAGGCCCGTGACCAGCCCTTCATTGGGCAGGTTGCGGTAGCCCAAGTGGTGATGAACAGAGTGTATGATGACAGGTATCCTGACACTGTATGTGATGTGGTCAAGCAAGGCCCAACATACTCATGGAAGAAGGACTTTCCTGTACGCCATCGCTGTCAGTTTAGCTGGTACTGCGACGGCAAGTCAGACAAGACACCTGACCAGACGGCATGGCAGCAAGCTATGTTGATTGCACAGGGTGTACACTCAGGCAACCTTGATGACTTCGTTGAGGGTGCAACACACTACCATGCAACCTATGTTCTGCCTGAGTGGGCAGAAAGCAAGGTGCCTGTCGTACAGATAGGTGACCATATGTTCTATAGGTGGGATTAGTGGATATTATTATTTCACTACTCATCTTTTTAATACTAGCAGCGTTGACTTTGTAATATCTTAGTGATATAACAGAGTAACAGTTAACAACCACGAAAGGAGAACTACCATGCCCTTAGACTTTACTTCAAATGATATCGTACCTGATCACATCAACTTCCCTGTGGAGTTTGAGCCAACCAAGTATGACAAGTCCAAGTACGTCATTAATGGTGATACAGGCGAATACCTTGGCATCGTCGGCAGCACCTTTAAGTGTGCCAGCCACGGTGACTTCTTCACCCGTGCGCACAATGCTATCTCTGAACATCTTGGAGAAAGCTTCTGTGACAGCATGAACATCAGCTTCGATGCGGCACGTAACAATGCATGGGTCAAGATGGACATGCGGATGCCTAATGTCCTTCGCAAGATTGAGACAGACAAGCATACCACTACCATTGCACCACGCCTTATTGCTCTACACGGTATTGATGGTAGCTGCTCCAATCAGGTGTACTACGGTGCTATTGACTTCTTCTGCACCAATGGGATGGTCACAGGTGACTATGACAAGATCAAACGTAAGAATACCAGTCGCTTTGATCTGGAGACGTTCATTGATGAACTTCAGCACACTGTGTCTGATTTTCACAACACGGCTGATGTGTATCAGAAATGGGCTGAGACGAAACTGCACACGGTTGATGTCAAGGCTCTGCTTGATACCATCATCACGGATTCAGATCGTAAGGCACAGAAGATGTTTAGCTTGTGGTGTCAAGAAGTCAGTACACGTGGCTGCAATATGTGGTCTCTTTACTCTGCCTTCACGAACTATGCCAGCTACGCTGACGAGAAAAATGGGTTCACATTGAAGAACACTAACAACGATACCGTTGCTACATCTATGTGGTCCCGTGAACAAGAGGTGGCTAAATGGATTGCTACCCCTCAGTTCCGGCGGTTGTCTGAACTTCAGACAGGTCAGGCTGCGTGATGCGTAACCCTGTTAGCTATATATGGGAGATGTTTGCTGATTGGGTAGACATCTCCCCTTGGCTGCCTTGGGTAATCAAAAGCAAAGTCTACTTTGTAGATGATTACCTTAGATGGCGCAAAAAGCCTAGAGGTGTTTGCTCCACCATTGTCAAGCCTCAAAGTTCTTTTATCCTGAAAAGATACTATGATGGGGAAGGCTTTGATCCAGACGGCATTGGCGATTACTTTTACACAACTTCTGAGTATGATGAGTACTCTTCAGAACAGGAAGTCCTTATGGATTTGAAAAAGAACATTCGTCTTGAATCTGGGCTACCACCAAAACTGAAAACAGTAGAAGAATACTGCCAAGAATTTGGCTTTGAAGTGTACGAAAGGAAATACTGATGGAGTTATCAAGTCTCGTGCAGGATTACTACAAATCCTACGATTACAGAAACTTACGTGATGAAACTAAGAAACAGTATGAATACTTCATCAGCGTAATGCTCAACACTGAGGTGGACGGACAGGCTCTGTCCACCTTCGACTACACATCTTTGCCGACACGTGTGGCGAAGGTTGCGTACAACCAGTGGTGTGAGAAAGGTATTCATATGGCTAATCACGTCATGTCAGCAACGTGTATTGTTTTCAATCACGGTCTGCGCATGGAGATGTGCGTCATCAATCCTTTCGCTAACGTGCGCAGGAGAACGCCTGAGAGGCGTAAGACTGTCTGGGGTAGGGATGATATCCAAAGGTTCCTAGACGCAGCCTACAGCGATTTTAACACCCGTAACATAGGTTTGATTGCGCACATGGCGTATGCTTGGTGTCAGCGTTTAGGAGATATGAGATTACTAGAGTGGGAAAGTATACATTTTGATAGTCAGACTATACAAATTGAACAGTCCAAGCGTAAAGCAGACGTGCATCTACCCATTGATGATGACTTGTGCGACATGTTGAAGCAGCAAGAAAAAGACTTTGGCTTTCAGAAGTATGTTGCGCCACGTCCATATGCAATCAAAGGTGAGTTCAGACCCTACAGCCTACAAAAGCTGCCCTTGTATGCACGAAAGGTGATGGATCAGGCTGGGTTATCACAAGAACTGCGGCTATCTGATTTGCGGCGTACTGGTACAACTGAAATGGTAGAAGCAGGTGTAGGTATGGCACAAATTATGTCGGTTACAGGACATGCAAATCCTAGTTCAGTAAAACCGTATATGAAAAATACGTTGAAGAGTGCAAATTTAGCTTTGACAGAACGTAGAATGCATGCTACAAGCATACAAACTGCCGCAAAGGAGAGTGAATAACATGTATAGTATATATAACACTGTAAGTGATATCATACTTGATATAGACTTATCTGTAGGTGATTCCAAAAGAGTGAATTGCCCTAACTGTGGTGGAATTAAAACATTTACCATTACCAACAGTGAGGGTAAGCTTTTATGGAATTGTTACAAAGCTTCGTGTAATGTGAAGGGTGCAACACGAGTGCCTATGTCAGTGGATGACATCAGTTCGATACTGGATGGTCGTAGTACAAAGCAGGATGAGACATTCTCATTGCCTGAGTACGTAGTTCCTCGTACCTACGACATAGCTGAGTGGGCATGGGAGTTGTACAAGATTGATGCAGAAGAACTTGGGCTAATGTACGATGTCAAAGAAGATCGTGTAGTCTTTCCTATCAAGCACGACGGTAAGATTATAGATGCTACTGGACGTGCTATGAAAAATATTCAGCCTAAATGGAAAAGATATGGAAATAGTGGCTTGCCATATGTGTGTGGACATGGTAAAGTCGCCGTAGTTGTTGAGGACTGCGTGAGTGCAGCCGTTGTTGGTTTCGGTTCTCCATCCTTTGTCGGGGTTGCGCTTCTAGGCACGTCATTGCAAGAGACGCATAAAGGGTATCTCTCGCAGTTCTCAACAGCAATTATTGCACTAGACCCCGACGCACTAATTAAATCAATAGAGTTCAGTAAAGAACTTAGAGGGCATGTGAATGATGTTCGTGTCCTCCGTCTTGAAGACGACCTTAAATATCGTAACCCGACAGATATGGAGAATTTACATGGAATTATCACTGATTAGAAGCATGATGAACAAAGAGTTCTACGACGATCATCGTGGAGCAAGATGTCCTGATCGACTGTTCAGCAAAGATGTGCAGAAGATTAAGAAGACTATTGATGCTGCAATGGACAGGTACGCACGTACTGTAACACCAGATGAAGTTGAAGCGTTGCTACTTTCCAACAACCCTGCAATGACTACATCAGAGAAGCAAATCTTTACTGGTTTGTTTCAGAAGATCAAACGTGAAACCCCTATGGGCGGTGACGTGGCACAAGAGGTTCTGTCTAAGTTGTTTCAGAAGATTGTGGGCGAGGACATTGCACGGCTTGGTGTGGATTACGTCAACGGTGATCGTTCTACCTTAGAGCCGTTAAGACATATGTTGGAGCAGTACGGCGAGGACTTCACTCCTAATCTCAACGTAGAGTGGGAGGACATTGACATCGAAACATTGCTTGCACGTAATGACCTTGAGGCACGATGGACATTCAACATCCCTACGCTTGCACGTAAAGTGGAGGGTGTTAATGACGGGCATCTGATTGAGATTGGCGCACGGCCTAACACCGGCAAGACATCCTTCCACGCCAGCTTGATTGCCAGTCCCGGTGGTTTTGCGCATCAGGGTGCCAACTGTATCATCCTCTGTAATGAGGAGGGCTATCACCGTGTAGGCGCACGTTATCTGACGGCAGCTACCGGCATGACTATGCAGGAGATCAAGAAGAATCCTAGCAAGGCACGTGACCTATATGCCCCTGTCAAGGAACGTATCAAGATCAAGGACGCCACTGGACGTGACATGGCATGGGTTGAGAGTATATGTAAGTCCTACAAGCCTGACATCGTTTTACTTGATATGGGCGACAAGTTTGCTAGAACAGGTGGGTTCTCTCGTACTGACGAAGCACTCAAGGCCAACGCTATTCATGCTCGTATGATTGCCAAGCAGTACAACTGTGCAATGTTTTATATGTCACAGCTATCTGCTGAAGCAGAGGGTAAGGTTCTTCTTAATCAGAGTATGATGGAAGGATCACGTACAGGTAAGGCAGCAGAAGCAGACCTTATGGTTCTGATTGCTAAGAATCCTATTGTAGAGGGCGCTGATGAAGAAGATAATCAACGTCATCTTAACATTGTTAAAAACAAGTTGACCGGAGTGCATTGTGTGGTACACTGCGAACTGGAAAACCAAACAGCGAGGTATACAGTATGATACATAAAAAATTCAATCCCGGTGAGTACGCTTTGTATGATCAAAAGGCAAAGGACAAGACTACGGAATATTTGCAAGGCTTGGGTTACCAAGTTGTCGAGCATCCTAATCGTTATGCGCAAGACCTGATTGCAAAGTCAGAGATGAATGAGTTTATGGTCGAGTGTGAAGTCAAAGTTTTGTGGAAGACAGACAGCTTTCCCTTTCCAAATGTGCAGTTACCAGAACGCAAAAGTAAGTTCCTGAAAGAGCGTACTCTGTTTTTCGTATGGAACGAGCAGCTTACTCGTGCCTTCACGTTCTGGTCGGATGATGTCAAAAAACTGACACCTGTGGAAGTCCCCAACAAGCGTGTACGTAGGGGTGAGTACTTCTATCAAGTGCCGCTTGATATGACACAGATGGTAGAGGGGTAATATGAAACTAACTCTTGACGTAGAGAACACGGTCACACACCGTGACGGCAAGCTGCATCTTGACCCGTTTGAGCCTGACAACTCACTGACTATGGTAGGGATGCTAACTGACCAAGGTGTTGAGCGTATGGTTACCTTTGACCATAGTAAGGTAGATGCTGATGAGAATGGACATGTATTGGTTCAGGAGTTCCTAGATGCCACTACTATCTTAATCATGCACAATGCAGCACACGACTTGCTATGGCTTTGGGAATCCGGCTTCAAATATGACGGCCCTGTGTTTGACACAATGCTGGCAGAGTACGTTATGCAACGTGGTATCAAGGGGCCGTTGTCTCTAGAGGCTTGTGCTGAACGCTACGAGTTAGATACTAAGAAGCAAGACACACTGAAAGAGTATTTCAAGAAGGGCTACACTACTCGTGATATTCCGCATGATGAGTTGTTGGAGTATTGCTCTGCTGACGTACATGCTACACAGCAGTTGTGTGATAAACTTATGCTAAGGCTAAACAGCAATGAAGACAGCAGCTTACGTGGTACAGTTGATCTTACTAATCAGGTAGCTGTCTGTCTGTCACGCATATATCAGCGTGGTTTTGCAGTTGACACAGGCTCTCTAGACACTGTGCGGCAGGAGTTTGAGCAAGAGCGAGATGATCTTCAGCGTGATCTTCAGTCACACGTGCGTAAACTAATGGGTGACACTCCTATTAATCTAAACAGCCCAGAGCAATTGTCGTGGGTTGTGTATGGACGTAAAGTTTTGGACAAGCCGTATTGGGCCAGTGTCATTGACCCATACATGGATAGTGCAGATTTCCGCAGTCTTGTCTCCAGTGGTACAGAACGCCTTTACAAGACAAAAGCTACACAGTGCAGTGAATGTAACGGAAGAGGCAAAGTGCGTAAGACTAAGAAAGACGGCTCACCATTTGCTAACGCCACTAAGTGCAATTCTTGTGGTGGTTCTGGCTATCACTTTGTATCGACCAAAGAATACGCCGGACTAAAGTTTAAACCACCGTCTGCCAAGTGGGCTAGTGCCAATGGTTTCAGTACAGGTAAGCAAAAGCTAGAAGTCCTTGAGGGTACAGCACGTGCCAAAGAAATGACAGATGCAGTAGACTTCCTGTCAAAAGTTCGACGCCTGTCTGCTGTGGATACGTACCTATCGTCTTTTGTAGAGGGTATTCGTATATATACTAAACAGGATGGAAAGCTTCATGTCAGGCTGCTGCAGCATAGGGTATCTACAGGGCGACTATCTAGCGTTGATCCTAACATGCAGAACATGCCACGTGGCGGTACATTCCCTGTCAAGAAGGTGTTTGTATCACGTTGGGAAGGTGGCAAGATTATGGAAGCTGACTTTGCGCAGCTAGAGTTTCGCACTGCCGCATATTTATCACAGGATGGAGTTGCAATTGAAGAAGTATCTACTGGGTTTGATGTACACAGTTACACCGCTAAAGTTATTACCGATGCTGGTCAGCCTACGGATAGGCAGACTGCAAAGGCTCACACGTTTGCACCGCTTTATGGCGCAACAGGCTTTGGGAGAACGCCAGCGGAGGCAGCATACTACGAACACTTTACGAAAAAGTACGAAGGAATCAGGTTATGGCACTCCAAACTGGCTAAAGAGGCTATAAGCACACAGAGAATTACCACTCCATCTGGTAGGCAGTTTGACTTCCCTGATGTGAAACGTAACGCAAATGGCAGGGTTAGTAACTTTACTCAGATAAAGAACTACCCAGTGCAATCATTTGCTACTGCAGATATTGTGCCTATAGCCTTATTGCATATTGATAAACTTCTGGAGAACATGCAGTCATGTGTTGTAAATACTGTGCATGATTCTATTGTTATAGATGTTCATCCAGATGAGGAAAGAAGTGTAGTAGATGTTATTACACAGACAAACAAAGAACTACCGGGTTTGATTACCATGCGTTGGGGTCTGGTGTTCAATGTACCTCTGCTATTAGAGGCTAAAATCGGGCCGAATTGGCTTGACACTAAAGACGTAACATGATATAACTACGACTCTTAAACTGAAGAAAAGGAGAAATAAATGACACAGGTTACTACAATCGACACTAACAACTATGCAGCAATGGCTAAGTTAACAGGCATTGCTAGTGAAGGTACAGGCAGCAAGGGAAGCACCCTTGCCCGTATGCGCATCAATCACTCACCTATTTTGGGTGACGAGGCCATCCTTGTAAAAGGTGGTACGTACAAGCTAGATATTCCTGATGGCCCAACGTACTACGCCCCGTCAATTAAAATTCGTGCGTTCTTGCAGCGTTTTATGTATAAGCGGTGGACTTCTGACGGCTTTGTCAAAACACTTATGGCTGATAATCTTGAAGTTGATCTGAAGGATAATTTCGGTGGGTTTAATTGCGGTAAGCCAGCGGGGTATGTTAAGGACTTCAAGGCACTGAAACCTGAACTGCAAGAACTTATCAAGCAAACTAAGCGTGTAAGAGCGGTATTTGGTACAGTGGAGATGTCCAACCCGGTAGATGAGAAGGGTAAAAAGGTATCCCTAGAACCTACCCCATTTATATGGGAGATAGATAACCGGGAGGCTTTTGACGAGTTGGGGAACACCTTTAAACAGCTTGCTAAGATGCAGCGTCTTCCTGTGCAGCATCCCATCACACTAAATACTGATGAGCGTAAGCTACAGACAGGTGGGAAATACTATGTTCCTGTCTCTTCACTTGATCTGACGACTACTTTGGAAATGGACAATGCGGATCAAAAACTTGCAGGAGACTTCTTATCGTGGATTGAAAACTACAACGTCTACATTGCAAATGCTTGGGACGAAAAGAAGCAATCCCAGATGATGGATGAAGAAGACAATGATATTGTAGATGATCTTGTCGATGTAGAAGTGGATGAGGTAGCGTAATGAACCACCCTGCTGAACTGGCTGTGCATCAGTACATGGAGAACGCTGTTAAGGGTAATTCCTCAATGTCAGAGGATACCATTAAACAGGTAGGTCAAGATGTAATGAACGCACTTCAACGCCAGTTTGGTGGGGGTAACAAGCGTGACAAGTTTGGTCTACGTATGTCAAACGTAGGTAGACCAACCTGTCAGCTTTGGTTTGAGAAGAACGAACCAGAGAAAGCGTTACCCTTTCCAACAACATTCGTAATGAACATGATGCTTGGAGACATCGTAGAGGCAGTCTTCAAGGGTCTTCTGAAAGAAGCAGGAGTGCAGTATGAAGATGATGAAAAGGTTACTCTACAGCTTGACGACGATACATCCATCACTGGCACCTATGATATTGTTATTGACGGTGCTGTTGATGATATTAAGTCAGCATCT